GGCTAATGCTGCTTCTGAAGTAATTACTGAGATGTGGATCGCTGAAGCTACATGGTCTTGTAATACTGGTTCTAGATGGGCTCTTGCTCGTGGATCAAACACAGTATTTACATTGCATGCTCCTGGCGGTCATATTAATTTTTCTGATCAAAATCGTTTAGAAGCTAGTGGAGCACAGTCTACTTCTAATTTAGTATTTACGCTTAGCAATGGACCAGGCAATCTAATTCTAAAGATGCACAAGAGGTCTGCTGAGTAATGAAACTCATTACAGAAGTCTACGATCAGGTCAACTATATTTCTGAAGCTCGTCAAGACGGGAAGAAAGATTATTTTATTGAAGGCGTGTTCCTTCAGTCTGAAGTCGTAAATCGCAATGGCCGTCGTTATCCGCGTGAAACGATGATGAAAGAAGTTGCTCGTTATAACGAGAATTATGTTATGAAAAGTCGTGCATACGGCGAGCTTGGACATCCAGCTGGCCCAACAATAAATCTCGATCGTGTCTCACATATGATTAAAGAGCTCAAACAAGATGGCAACAACGTCGTCGGCCGGGCAAAAATCATGGACACTCCAATGGGAACTATTGTAAAAAATCTTATGGATGAAGGCGCTAGTCTTGGCGTATCATCTAGAGGTCTCGGTACTCTTCGCGAAAAGGCTGGAGTTAACGAGGTTCAAGGCGATTTTATGTTAGCTACTGCCGCTGATATCGTAGCTGATCCTTCTGCGCCTGACGCGTTCGTTCAGGGAATTATGGAAAACGTTGAATGGATTCAAGAAAGTGGAGTATGGATCGCTAAAGATATTGAGATGGCGCAAAAGGCTATGCACAGCGCGTCTAAAGAAGACATCGCGAAAGTTCAATTGGGTATTTTTGAAGACTTCATCTCGAAGTTGTAGAAACCCCACATTTATAAATAGAGTCGTAGTAAGAGATAACCTCTCGATCAAGGAGACCGGTAAACAATGACCACAAAGAACAAACTCGAGACGAAGCCAGAAGCAGCTGCAGAAGCTGACGCACAGGCTAGCGTCAACGAAGCGGGCTCCTCTTTTGGTGATCCATCAGAAGTTCCTGACCCGAAGGTCGGACAGACTCCTACACGCCGCGGCGACAAGCGCGCCTCGGAAAAGGAAGCTCATATGCAAGGTTCTTCAAAGAAGCCAAAAATCCAGAAGGTTTCTGAGATGCTCGAAGCTATGAAGGATATGGAAGCTTCTGAATTTGACGCTCTCTATTCTAAAGTTTTTAACGAGTCAACTGATGAAGAAGAAGTTGAGCGCGAGATCAAGACGATCGAGAAGATTAAGCCTGAAGACCTAGATCTTTCTGAAGATCTTGGAAATCTCTTCAGGGGTTCTGAACTCGCAGAAGAGACACAGTCGAAGATTAAGACAATCTTTGAGGCTGCTGTTCTAACTCGAATTAACGAAGAAATCGGTAAGGTAGCAATTGACATTCTCGCTGAGCGTGAAGCAATGCATGAAGAGATTGAAAGCACTCTCTCTGAAAAGCTAGATTCTTACATGGATTACGTTGTTACTGAGTGGATGGACGAGAACAAGATTGCAGTAGATCGCGGCATTCGTGCTGAAATGGTCGAAGACTTCATGTCTGGTTTGAAAGTTCTATTTACTGAGCACTATGTTGACATCCCAGAAGATAAGGTTGATGTCGTCGAGGAGCTTGCTGATCAGGTAGATTCTCTAACTGCTGAAGTATCTAAGCTCACTGACAAGAATGTAGCACTATCAGAACAGAACGAAGAACTTCTCAAGTCAAAAATTCTTGATGAAGTTACTGAAGGTCTAACTGCTACTGCTGTAGAAAAGATCCGCACACTTGCTGAAAACGTTTCGTTTGAAAATGCAAATCAGTACGCTGATAAGCTAGGCGAGTTGAAGGAGAACTTTACTGAGAAAAAGGCTGGCACCAAGTCGCAAGTCAAAGAACTTAGTGAAGAGGCCGGAGTTATCGTTGACGACAACGATGATCCCGTCAATCTCGAAGAAGAAGTAACTGCTCCTGCAGTTGAGCCTTCAATGCAGAGTTATATGTCAGCAATTTCAAGAACAGCCCGTAAGTAGGTAACCCTTTCGCTCAAAAATTGTGTTTGTATAAATACAATCTGAAGGCAAAAGTTTTCAACCAAGGAGAACTAAAACATGTTCCTTTCCGAAGAAGCCCAGAAGAAGTGGAAGCCGATCCTCGAGCATCCAGATCTTCCACGAATTGAAGATCCGTATCGCCGCCAGGTCGTTGCAGCTCTACTGGAAAACCAGGAAAAGCAGTCACGCGAAGATGGTTTCGGTTCCGGTGGATACCGTGCACCAACTCTCCTAGGAGAAGCTGCACCAACTAACGCTATGGGCGCATCGAGCTCTACAGCTAGTGACGGAGCGGTCGACATTTTCGATCCGGTTCTTATCAGTCTTGTTCGACGTTCTATGCCAAACTTGATTGCGTATGACGTCATGGGCGTACAGCCAATGACTGGACCAACTGGTCTTATCTTCGCTATTCGTCCTCGCCACTCTACACAGTCTGGTAAGGAAGCTCTTTACAACGAAGCTAACACGAACTTTTCTGCTACTGCGGCCGGTAACACCGCTCACCAGACAGCAAACTCTTCGTACACGCTTTCAACTGGTCAAGATCCAACAGCTGCTGGTTATGGTTCTCAAACTGGTTTCAACACTCTATTTGCTGAAAAGCTTGGAGATGCAACTGGTAATGCGTTCCAGGAAATGGCATTCAGCGTTGAGAAAGTAACGGTCACCGCCGTTTCTAGAGCTCTTAAGGCTGAGTACACGATGGAACTCGCGCAGGACCTTAAGGCAATTCACGGACTAGATGCAGAGACTGAACTCTCGAACATCCTTTCTGCTGAAATTCTTGCAGAAATTAACCGCGAAGCTATTCGTTCCATTAACTATACCGCAACCGTAGGCGCTCAACAGAACGTTACAACGGCCGGTACCTTCGACCTAGACACTGACGCAAACGGTCGTTGGTCTGTAGAGCGCTTCAAGGGACTTATGTTCCAGCTAGAGCGCGAAGCTAACCAGCTCGCCAAGTCTACCCGTCGCGGTAAGGGTAACATCATGATCTGTTCTTCGGACGTAGCTTCCGCATTGCAGATGGCCGGTATTCTGGACTACACTCCAGCTCTCGGCAACAACCTAAACGTTGACGACACTGGTAACACGTTCGCCGGTGTAGCTAACGGCCGCTTGAAGGTCTACGTTGACCCTTACTTCGTCTCAGCATCCGGTAAGCAGTATGCTACCGTCGGCTACAAGGGTACTAACCCGTTCGACGCCGGCATGTTCTACTGCCCTTACGTACCTCTCCAGATGGTACGTGCGGTCGGTGAGAACAACTTCCAGCCGAAGATTGGTTTCAAGACTCGTTACGGAATGGTAGCGAATCCGTTCGCAACTACAGCCGCTGACGGTGCGATCTCAACTTCGTCTAGGAACATCTACTATCGCCTGGTCGGCATTTCAAACTTGATGTAGCATTACCAAATGCTCCATTAAAAGCGATGAATACTCCCGTAGGAAACTACGGGAGTATTTTTTTGTGATCAAACAAGATAAATAGAAAAAAGAAACGCGCTTACAAACTAGAGAGAGTCTTCAGACTCTCTCTTTTTTGCCTATAAATATAGTATATGGCAAAGTTTAATGAAGACGTTATAGTCTATTCAAATTCACCATCGACTCAATCGATGATGTCGCCGCTTGGCTTTAGACTAGTACTAAAGCGCGCGCCGAATTTAGTCTATTTTACACAGACTGCTACAATACCTTCTATCACATTAACAGAAGCTGTTCAGCCAACACCGTTCACAATGATCCCACTGCCCGGCGATAAGATAACGTATGAACCACTTACTCTATCGTTTAGAGTAGATGAAGACATGGGCAATTATCTTGAAATCCATAATTGGATAGTTGGTCTAGGGCGGCCTGATAATTTTGAAGGATACAAAACTCTTTCTGAAGATGAAGACATTTTTTCAGACGGCTCATTGATTATTCTGACCAGTAACAACAATGCTAGCCTCGCTATTACATTCGAAGATATGTTTCCAACCAACTTATCTCCGCTTACTTTCGATGTACAACAACAAGACGTCGAATACTTAGAGGCTCAAGTAACTTTTAGATATCGACGCTTTACTATTGATCGAATTATTTAGTTGACATTTGATCAATACTTTGGTAGAATAAAGTATTGACTTGTGAACATGGAGTGACCGTTGAAGTTAGAAGAAGTACACGCGCTGTGGAAAGAAGATTGCCGCATCGATGATACAGAACTCGGTATGGCGTCTTTACATGTAGCTGATCTGCATGGTAAGTATCTTCGTATACTTTCTGATGAACGAATTAAGAACAAAGCTCTAAAACTTCAACAGAAGCAGCTTAAACAAAAACTTGAAGACTACTACCGCGGTGATTTGAATAATCCCGTGGCTCTAGAACAAATTGGAAGAGAGCCCTGGCCGAAAACAATTCTTCGGTCAGATTTGTCTGGCTACGTCGATGGCGATAGCGAGATGGTACGTATGACTGCTAAAGTTGACTACCAAGATGAGGTTGTGAGGGTTCTCGAAGAGATCGTATCTGCGATCAACAAAAGGAGCTTCCTCATTAAAAATGCAATCGATTGGCTTAAATTCACAAACGGACAATAGAGAAACTATTGTAGTACGTAAGATTAGTGACGCTTGGATCGGTATTCAAGCTCCACAATCAGTTTGTTACGAACTAAGAGAGTACTTCTCATTTCGCGTTAATGGCTGCGAATTCATGCCAAAGTACCAAGATGGTACATGGGATGGATATATTCGAGTATTTGACGGCTGGCGCAAACGTATGCCAGCTGGGCATGTATGGTCACTTGCTGATTTCGGAGAGAAATTTGGATATGATGTAGAGTTTCATGATGGATTAACAATTCAAGATGAGCTATCAGTCCATGAAGCTGAAAATTTCTGCAACAGTTTAAAGCTTCCATTTAAACCGCACGACCATCAACTACACGCGTTCATAAGCTTAGTACAAGACCGAAGAGGATTATTGCTTTCCCCGACGTCAAGTGGCAAGTCTATGATAGCGTATCTTCTATGCCATTGGTATGCTAATAAGAAAATTCTCATAATCGTTCCAACAAAGAACTTAGTTAGCCAGATGAAGACTGACTTTATTGATTATGGAGCTGATAGTGATAGCATATATAGGAGGAAGGTCGACAAAAACGATAAAGCTCGAATTACTGTCACAACTTGGCAAGGAATTCAGAGGTTAACAAATAAGTTTTATGAAGACTATGACGTGATTATCGGCGACGAAGCTCATGGGTTTAAAGCCAAGTCTTTGTCAAAAATCATGGAGAACGCTGAGAATGTAGAATATCGTTTCGGGATGACCGGAACGTTAGACGGCGAAGAGGTTAATGAGATGATTCTTGTTGGCCACTTTGGTCGAGTCAGACAAATGATTACGACTAAAGAGATGATTGACCGAGGGCTTGCATCTAAGTTCAAAGTTGATGCTCTTATTCTTCGCCACTCAGAAGAAGAACGGCGTAAGATGTTTGGTTCTAAGTACCAGGATGAAGTGAAATACATCTTAGAACACGAAGGGCGAAATCGGTTCGTAAAGAATCTAGCTCTTTCGCTCGAAGGAAATGTCCTTGTCATGTTCAATAGAATAGAACACGGCGAAGCTCTTTATGAGAGCATGAAGGGACAGGGGAAAGATGTTTATTTGGTCCATGGAGGAGTCGACGCAGAAGATCGAGAAGCCATTCGCGGTTTTATGGAAAAAAATAGCAATTGTATCACTGTGGCTAGCGCTGGTACTTTCTCTACCGGCGCTAATGTACGCAACCTTCATCATATTATTGGTTGCGGTCTTGGCAAGTCTCGTATACGCGTTTACCAGACTATTGGGCGCTCTTTACGTTTGGCTAAAGAGAAGTCTTTAGCAAAGATGTATGACATAGCCGATGATATAAGATGGAAGTCACATACTAATTACACGCTGATCCATTTCGGCGAAAGACTTAAGATGTACATGGAAGAAGAGTTCGAATACAAGATCTACAATATCAATATCTAGGAGTTGACACTTGGCTGAGAAAGTTATATACTTAAAGCTACTTACCGGTGAAGATCTTATTGCATCGGTAGAGATATTTGAGGATGAGGTCTTAATAAAGAAGCCTCTCCATTTGGTCTATCAGGGCGACCATATTAAGTACATGTCCTGGATTCCGCTGTATGATGATAAGACAGACAATTTCTCGATTCGCAGGGATCATGTTGTCTTAAGTAAGACTCCACCCGCTCATATCCTAAAGCATTACAACTCTATTTGGGATAA